CATGGCCCCAAGAAGATGGCCTCTTCACGCGACACCTTTAGTCCCGTGTACTGGCAGGTGTAAAGCCCGTCTGCATCCGGATCGTTAAGTATCGGCTTGCCGCTGGTGGGGTGGCGCTTCATGCTTCCCTCGCTTTCAGCATTGCGTCTGCTATTGCGTAAGCCTGTGTTGGTATCTCTGAAAATAAACCATCGTTGTCAATTAACGCTTGCATAGCCTTTGCCGCAAAGTAGTCACGCAAGGTCATGCCCTCGCTGTAACCGCTAGAGTACGGTGCTATCTGCGTCCAGTTGTTTGTTGGATATGCTGGTGGGTTGTTCATTTCTTCATCCCCCTGATATAGATTGCCAGCGAATCCACAGTGTCTTTGCCAAAGCCTTGCAGCTTCTCAATGTGCTGTGCCACTTCTTCGATGGCTGCGTTGCGGGTTTCAAATTCAGCCATGACCTTATGCGCAGCGCGAACCGCTGCGGCTTCAACGATTATTTTCATGTCTCTTTTAATTGATGCCAATTGCTCCTCAGCAAGCGCATCCCAGTCTTTCTCTTGCGTTGGTTTGTTGAACTCAGTCATGCTTGTCTCCTTTCTAAAATATGTGCAACGCTTTCATGGCTTGGGTAATGGTCAATCAACACTCGGCAACATCTGTCGCACAGACCATCGTAGTTGTGCAGCCCCTCATGTGTGTAGTGCCAACACCGTGGACACTTGACGTAGTCGGGGTCATTTGCCAACGACCGAACAACAACAGTTGGTTGTGGGGAACTTAACTGCTCATACTGCTCGTCAGTCATACCCCCTCCTTGAAAATCAATTCGACCAATCCTTCTGCAACTTTCTCGCTCAGTCCTTGCGCCACGACCTCGTATGGCTTGAGAGGTTCTTCCCATGCTTCGCCATATCGGTCTTTGTGCATCTGCACCATCGTTCCCCATGTGCGTTCCCGCATAGCAAAGGCCTCTGTTGGCGTGTTTTTTCTTACATAGACCAAATACCTTTCAGTCATCACGCCCTCCGTTCTGCATCCAGAATATCGCCCATGAAAAGACTGCACCGATGACAATAACCATCAGTGCGCCAAAGCCCATCAATATCACCGTCACCAGTACGTCCCACATATCAGAGCTTTCCTATTTCACGGTTGAGATACCAAATAGCTTTCTCAAGGTCTTGCTTCTTGTCACCCTTGTGTTCAGCACGGCTGATGTACTTCACAGCGTTACCCATGTTGTAGTTGAGTTCCTTGGCCTCAATGAAGTCAATCGTTTCAATGCCACCCACCTTGTAATGGTAGGGGTGATTCACTGGATCAGGCGCTGGCCCAGTCGCTAACTTAGAAGCCAACGCGTCTTTAGCATCTTCACTCAACGCGTTGGTGTTTATCCAACTATAGATATACCCATCCCCGTTTTCTGGCGTGGTTAAAGGCGGCGGCGTTTTTTTCTGCTTCAACAGTATGGCTTTTTGTTTGGCGTACTCTTTTGCGTTGACACCCAATTTATTGGCTACCTCTACTTCTGCCGCAAGAAGCACAATATTTTTGGACATCTTTGTCTTTATCATGTACACGATCTGATACGTCGTATCAAACTTTTTCGCAACCTCTGTCACTGATACGCTTGGGTGCGCTGTAATGTAACGACGAATCTTCTCTGCTCTGCTTAATTTTTTTAACATCATTTCTCTCCTTGGTTGTGATCACAAGACGTGACTGGACACCAGCCACGACACGTAAAGTTGGGTTTCGGATTCCACATGTTGCTCTCTACGGAAGCCTGAAGTTGCCCAACATCTGATACCCAGCTACCCCACAGTTCATCTTGTGAGTCAGCCAAGTAAGCAGTCTTTATAAAGTCGTCAGCGAACAGGAACATCAAGCCCGCTTTGACCTTCTTTACTTCTGGGAAGTGTTTAAATATTGCAAGGGACACAATCTCAAGCTGCTTGAGTTCAGCAAACTTGCTCGACTTGCCCGTCTTGTAGTCCACAGTCAAGGCGGTATCCCCTTGCAGGATGATGAGGTCGGCCACGCCACGCCACCACACGTTCTTGTCGAAGAACCCGCACGGCTTCAACTCAGCAGTCAGGCCGAGTTTGTTCTCGCAAAGTTTCTCCCCGGGCATATCTTTCAACACCTTCAGCGCTGGCTCTATGTGACTGTATTTCTCAGGAATAGGACGACCCTTACCAACGTATTCTTCGGCTATCTTATGAATCTCGTTACCAAAAATAATAGCTTCGCCCAACGGCTCTTTGATATCCTTCGCCACTTTGAGGTGGTAATACTTCTTGGGGCACTGCTGGTACAACGCTAAGCTGCTGTACGACCAAGTAATAGGTTTTGTCATTTAGTTTCCTCTGTTAAAAATTCAAGCCAATCTTTGATGTGCATAAGTTCTTTCGATTCTTCTTTCTTCATGTAACGAGAAAACTGATTCCTGCTGTACCTAAACTGCTCTACTGAAGTGATGAAATCAAACTCCCGCAGTAGCATGTAAACCCACGAAGTAGTAATACCGTAACGCTTAGAAATTTCGTCAACTGATACGCCAGCTTTGCGCATGTTGCCAATCTCCATGAGGCGCTTTATCCTTCGCATGTGTGACTCTCTAGCAGTCGCCATAGTTCCTCGCCATTCCAGACTCGCAGTTAAGCGGCAGGTCTAAAGCCCAAGGGGGTGGTGTACGCATACATTCTTCGATGTAGGCCCGAGCTTCGTCTGCCTCGTCCTCTGGTACTACGCAAGCCACAGCGTCATGCACGGTCAGCACAACCCTGTAGCGTTTTTCAATCTGGATGATCTGTTCACCGATGACACAACGTGCAACGGCTTGGCACAAGTTCTCAGCAACCTTGCCCCCGTATATCTTGTTCAGCCCGCTACGTGTCTCGTAAACAAATTGACCCGCAGAATCCTTGAGAAGTCCGGGGTAGTTGAGAAACAGACCGTTGGGTAGTTGTATTCCTGTGAATGGAGAACTCTCCAGCAAACCCACAGCGTCCACTTGGGCTGGCTTGTTGGCCAACATAAACTGAAGAATCATATTCAGATGATTCCACCAATTTGCGATCCGTCGGTTCACAGCGCGGTACTGCTTGATGATGTACTGGCAGTCATCAAAGGCCAAGTTCTTACCCATGTTGCCCAACTGAGTTTGAAACTTAATCGCCCCCATGCCGTATCCCGCACCAAGCACAGTAGTCTTACCAATGAACCGCTGATCTGCGGTGATATCGTCCTCCGGTGTACTGTATATAGACGATGCCATGTGCTTGTACACATCAGCTTTCTGCCGGAACAACTCCAACAGATACGTCTCGCCCGCCAACCAAGCCAGCACCCTTGCTTCGATCTGCGATGAGTCACAGTCAATGATCACATGCCCACGAGGTGCAACGATGCACCGCTTGAGCTTGCCGCCCTCTGACCCACGACTTGGCAAGTTCTGTAAATTAATCTTGTCAGCCCCGCCCCACCGCCCAGTATGCGCGGCGTAGTATTTCAAAGGAATAGGTAGACGATTAAGCGAGCCACCAATGTGCCCCCTGCGTGAGATGTTGATAAACCGTTCTGTTCTTGTCTCCTCCAGCGTAGATTTCGCGCCAAGCCTAGCCGCAACAATAGCTTGCACAGCTTCGTTATGATGGCCAAGCAACGCCACAAAATGCTCATCGCTCTTCGCAAACGCATAGATAAACTTCTCTGGGTTTGCCGGACTGGGTTTCATGGGCGGTCGCACATACTGCCCCAACAATTCAGCGAACTTGGCTGAGCTGTTCAATATCTCTTTCGTTATCCCAGCATCAGTAAACAACTTGGCCTTGCGCTCACGCACTGCGCTCAGATGTTCTTCCAATTTCTGCGTATCCAACTCCAACAGTGGATCGCTAAACATCCTGATCGTGATGTCGATAAGCCGCTTCTCCCGCACGGGGAATGTTGCGTTGAGTTCGTTGTAAAGCTTGTACGTCAACTCCACATCGTTCTTGCAATACTCTCCGTATTTTGCCAACTGCTCCGCGCCAAAGTCCTCTAGGCGCAATCCCTTGGCATCTACCACTTCAGTGCCTTTGACACCCAATCCAAAGTGTTCAACCAGCTTGGCCAAACTACCGCCCACCTGTGTACCCAGTATTGCTCTAGCCATAGACAACGTATCAAGCCATGCCTTGGGCTTCTGCCCAAACACCCATGTCAGGATGGCCGCGTCAAACATAGAGTTGTGGGCTAGAGCGAAGTGATTCTCCCAATCGAAGCCCGCCAGCCACTCAGCGGTCTCCTCCATATCGCCCGTGAACCATTCAGCGGGGTTGTTGTTCACCTTGACCGATACCCCGATAACTTGGAAGCGTGAGTCACGTACATACTCCTCAGTCGTCACCTTGGTGAGGCTGTAGTCTGAGGCGTAGTAAGTTTCGAAGTCGATAGTGATCAAGAGTGATTCCTCACGGCCTGCGCATATTGAGACGCTTGACCCGCCCTGTTGTTCGCTACATTCGTGGCCGTATGCAAACCCATTGCCCCCACGCCCCAAGCCCCGTGCGAAACCGTCACCCCAGTTCCGCCAGCACTCACCATCATGTATCTCTGCGCGTCAAACATACTGTCGTCGCTTCTGTCACCCCTGTTCAACACAATATTCATAGCCGCATCTAAAGTCTCAGCGCGGTTAAGTTCCATTTGCGCTTTGTGGTGAGTGCGTTTGAGCATAAACCGTTCGTATCGCGTAAGGCTTGATTCGTCGGCCAAGTTACGCAACATTCTTAGGTGACTGGCATCAAACTCAACATCAAACTTTTCAAGCAAAGCTTTTAGTTGGTCGGGCAGTGGGGCGCGAAGTATCTTCTCGGTAAGTTTCATTTCTTTTCCTTTACAAGGTTTCTCAACAGATCACTTGTGTTATAGCTATCAACACCAATCAACACATCTTTCAACTCGTCCATGTTGTTTTCGTTTATCACAAGGGCTACGCCTCCAGCGTTGCGGATGCGTTGCAGTTCGCGGTCTTGTAAGGCGGTGGTCTTTCCCTTACCAGCTTTGCATTCGATGGCTAAGAAGTAACCATGCAAGCAGACTATGATGTCGGGAATGCCCGCACGGCCTAAGCCGTTGGCTGCGGGGAAAAAGTAGTATGCTCCATGCTCTTTGAGCATATCGACGCATTGGTTCTTTACTTTTCTTTCGGGGGTTACGGCCACACTTATCTCCTGTGAAGCCTCTAATATATGGGTAACTTTAGACTTTGTCAAGTCTTTTTAATAGGGGTATCTACTATACACCGAACATACCAACGCGGTGTTGGTTTGTTCAGGCAAAAAAAAGACCCGCACATAGGCGGGTCAAAGGGAGCAATCAAAGGTTACGTAAGAATCATGAAGTGTTTATCATTGTACCTGTAACCTACGTCACGCACAAGTTCGTCGTCTTGCATTAGCTGTAGCACTGCGATACGCTCTTGCCACGACTGGGGTAGACTTGCGTACTCAAGCGCCATGATGACATCATGCTCATCTCTGAAGATGTACTGCCCGTCCTTCTCAGCGATGACGGTTGTTTTATCGTTGCCGCGCAACATCTCAAAGTCAGTCGCTAGTTCGTACTCACCCATAGCTTGCGCATACGCATCAGACTTAAGGATCTCCCTCATGTGGTTGTTGATCTCATCGGGGATGGGTATGTCGCGGGCAACACAGTATGCCCACTTCTGTAGGTACACGCTGTCTTTGATAAGCCTCCTGTCTGCAATAGGTCTTCGCAAGGCTTGCGTACACTGAGTCACATTGGATGTGACTGTGTCAACGGCCTTCTTCAAGAACTCGCTGTGATCCATGCGGACGAACGACTTCTTCACCTTACGGGCGGCAATGTCCAGCTTCTCTGTTCTGGTTATGTTCTGCCCGCCACGGACAGTCGCGATGCGCCACGACTTGATCTCGTACAACGGCTTGTATGAATTACGTCTGTACCCACTGTCAACAGATATCTGCCCGAGCATCTCGCCTTCCTCTCGCACAAAGATAGTGCGCGTGTAGGTAAACCCATCCGGTGCTTTACCTGTGGAGTCATCATACTTGAAGCCTATCGCCATGCTCTGAGAATCCTTGTTGGTTGAGAAAGCCCACTTCGGATTGTTGAGCGCGAGCTTGTCCACCAGTACCTTGAGGAACGGGTCGATCAGCTTGTCTGCTGGTAGTCTTATGTTTGCAAAGTTACTCATGTGTTCACCATTGGAATTTGTTGAGGATATCGTCTACGCTGTGCTTCAACTCAGCGCGTGCGCTAGGTATCTTGCGTAGGTCTTCCGCGTCGATGCCATTGATTGCTTTCTCTAGCATACGTCGAGCTTCTTCAAGCGCTGGGTCTTTCATCACGTTGAGTACGGACAACAGACCACATAACTCTAGAGCGTTGTTGACCAGACTATCGCGAAAGATATTGCGTTTGCCATCTTCCTTGTCAGTCAGGGTCTCACTCATCCGTGCCAACATCTTGTGCAGTCTGTCCCACGGATCACGCATAGCCTCGATCATTTTGTTGTTGAACATCTTGTCGTACTGCTCAGCCAAGTCCTGACGTACACGTTCCTCGCATTGGATGCGGAAGTCACCCTTCTCTGGGACGGGGAGAAAGTTGAACTCAAACTTGAAGCGACGGGGCAAAGATGCGGCATCGGGAAACTCTGACGCATCGAAGTACTTACCGAGCTTGAACGCCTGCGCACTAACCAACGTCGGGTAAGCTAGTATGAAGTCATTGACTAGCGAGTTGAAGTTGGATTCCATAGTACCGAGCTGTTCACGATAGCTGAAGAAGTTCTCCATCGGGAGTAAGCCGATACCCTTCATCCACGGCAGGGTCTGCGTACCATTCCACGCACGACACTTAGCCGCGTACTTCTCTATCTTGTTGAGATGATCACTGCCCGCCATGAGGTACTTGTACACAGAGCTTGCGTCTTGGTCAGCTTCTTTGGCTGTGTTCAGGTCAGCAGTGGTTTCTTTGTCACGCTTACGCGCAGTCCACGTACTGATACGGAGTTCGACAAGCATAGCCATTGAGGCCAGCGAGATTGGGGGAGATTCAAAAGTTTGCATTTGGTTTCCAATATAGGTTGATTGACACGAACATACCAACGAAATGTTGGTTTGTTCAAAGTAACTCCGTGAATACATGGATGTACTCGGAGTTCTGCTTGGTTGGGATTTCGCCCTGCGCAAGCGGTTCCTTGACAAAGCACTCGTCAAAGTGCAGATGCAAGATGATTTCCTTGAGGTACTCAGTGGCAGATTTGCGATCAAGCCAAACAGACCACTCGCGGCCACCGGTGGTGTGTTTATACCCACGCTCGCCTTGCTGTTGCATGAGTACGTAGTACGCAGTCACCCAGTTCTCACTGAGTGGGCCTGTGACCCAGTCCATAAGCAACTCGCAGCCTTTCGTATGGAAGCCATGTTTTGCACCTTTGTATTGGCCTTTCCCGCCATGCGGTAAGTAATCGCGGTTACGGTTGATCTGCCATCGGTCAGGGGTGTTTGCTTCTGCGGGTCTCAAAGCCCAGTCAGCCGACCACTTCTCAAACCCTTTGATGGACATGAGACCAAGCTCTTTGTACAAAGCATCCATCGCGGCATCCATCTCGTCGACAGGATCTTTCGGGACGTTGTCGATCGACTGCACCAACTCCATCCATTCGAGGAACGGCTCGCAGTCTTTGAGATACTTCTTCTCCACGCCACGCTTCTTTCTGATCGCGTACTCCATCGGAATATCAAGCAGTTCTACAGAATGGGGTGTGTTCCTAAACTTAAAGCTCTTGTCTTGGGGTAACAGGAACCTCTGTTCTTTGACAATCAAGCACATGCGCCCTCTGTCCCAGTGAAAACCTACGCTACTGGGTACGTAGTTCTGAATGTTCCCGACCACGTACGGCGAGTGGTAATGCGGGGAGAACACTTCGAATGTGTCGTCCGATTTCCATACCACCAACGGCTTACCGTAGTAGATCAGTTGAACTGTGTCGTCGTCAGGCATAGCGATGCTCGCCATGTGGTGCTTCTTGCGCTCACCAAGTGGGACAGCGCCCTTCGCTTGCTTACTGCGAATAGGCGTAGTTGATTTGAATTTCTGTACCGCAGCCTCGAATGATTCAAGGCACGGCACGTTTGCTGTGTTGTATCCGCTGTATCCGTATCCCATCACATCTTCCTTTCAATAAAGAGGGAAATTAAGTGGCGAACCACCTGTCCGTTTGTAGGCTCAAAGCCCATCAGTCCTACCAGTTGTTCTCTTACGGTCTGCAAGAGATCAAAGGTTTCTTTGTTAAGGGCAACCGAGTACCCCGTTTTTGAATTGGTCATCGTTTCTTCTCCGCAAGAATCTTCATGTTGGTATCAATATCCAACTGCATAATCCCAGTCATTGGCGCAATGGTTGCCGCCTTCGGGTCAGGCTCGGCTATGACTGTGTTGCTTCTGTTTTCGTGCCCCTGACCAAGCCATGATGTAGTAATGCGTGACGCACCACACAAGACCCGCGAGATATCCATAGCCTCTTCCATGCTCAACAAAAACTTTTGATCCCCAATAAAAAGAATCACTTGATTTTCATCCATACTGTTTTCCTCCAAGAACTACAAACCAACCCAATAAGGGGCTATCGTTTTTACATTTCACTGCGTACGGGAAACCTTCTTCCAGTAAGTGCAGTAACAGATCGGGCATCAGAAACCTAGTGATCGGGTCTCCATCCAACTCACTTGATTCCTTCACCATCCAACGATGAAGTTTCTCCAGACCATCAGGGTTCTTCAAGTCAAGCGGAGTAACTCCAGCGTTGTGCATCGCGCCCATCACCTCAACATGGTGGCCGAAACCTTCCACGAATTCGACATCTGCGTCGACCCCTTGGATAAGTCTCATGCCCGCTGGGTTCAAGCGTACCTCCAACCATGTGCGGTCAATGTTCACTCCGACAGAGCGATGCCACTTCTCACATACGATCAGTGGGTCAGCATCAGTTAGTAATGACGAGCTTTTGTCCATTTGGAACCTCGTAGTTGTCGTTACCGATGATGCACCACAGAGTAGGTTGTGTGATCGCAGACCACTTACCCTTGTTGGTGTGCATGTAACCATCACTCAGCATGATGATCGCGTCGGGCTTCAACTGCTTCTCAAGAATCAGATCAACCACAACGTCAGGGTTCGTACCACCACCGCCTTTGGGATTGGTGCGGTGCACAATGTCTTTGGTAGAACCTGTAAAGATCTCATGCGCCTGTACCTCTGCGTCCCAGTACACGATGTCGATGCGGTCGATGCCAACTGACTTGACCAAGCCATTCATCTCGGAGAGAAAGTCCGTCAGCAACTGCCCTTCTACAGAACCGGATGTGTCCATACCCAGCAACAGATACTTCATGCGCTTGCCAAGGATGCTCGGCAGGATGATGTCTTGCCACAAGAAGTTCTTGTGCGCCCTGCGCCATGAGATAGAGTCCCTGTCCTTGATGTTGTTCCGGGTGAATCTTTTCAGCACCTCTCGCCAGTCAACCTTGGGGTTGAGAAGCTCGCCGATCTCGCGTGGTGTCTTGCCGCCAAACTTGCCCGCATAGATACCGCCTTGGCGTATGGCTTGCTCGATCTCTTGAGTGAGTTGCTTCTTCTCTTCCTCGGACATCTCTTGCGCACCGTCCCAGTCATGGGCATCGAAGCCTTCCTTGTCACCGAACTTACCAACACTTGGTTGGTTTGTTCCGTCCTTGGCGTTGCCTTTGCCTGACCCGTCGATAGGATTGCCGTTGCCTTCCTCGCCACCTTTACCACCCTTGCCACCCTTGCACTTCTTCATGAGAATGTCGAAGACTTGCTTGGTGTCCATGCCACGATAAGCAGGGTCGAGTAAACCATCAAGCTCACCTGTTTCTTTAGAACGGGGAAACGCGATGAATTCCTCATCGGGATCCATGTCTACCAACTGGATGTTGATCACGTAGTCGCACGCCGCGCCCGCTACCTTGTGGTTGATCTCTTTCAACGCTTTCCACGTTGTCAGGTGTCGATAGCACTTGTGCATGTTCTCGTGCATGACAAGAAACGCCAACTCTTTGTCGGTCAATGAGTCAGCGAATGCTCTGCCATACCCTGCGTCACGACCGTTCGTGTACGCTGTTACAGGTCGTTCATCTATCGTCGTAGACCCGACCATAAACAAGCCCGCGAAGAACGCAAACTTCTGGTTCCTCATCAAGCTCACATGTACCAACTCGATTCGTTTCTCGGCTGATAACTTACTCTTCACAATTACTGTACTCATGATTGTCCTCTCTGGAATTGTTCATAATCTGCCACAAGTTCGTCGCGCAGTTCTTTGTTTTCAAGCAGTGTGTGGATAAACACATCCGATTGGTGCTTGATCTGTTTGTACTTGAGCGCATAGCCCGTAGCTATGATCGCCCACGCAAACAATACGATTTCTGTGATTGATACTTCAATCATTTGGGTGTCCTCCTGTTTCTTTGACATCAAGAATCCACATCTCCAAGAGATGGGCTTCCTCGTTTAAGTCAAGCATGCGCAAGTGTTGAGCAAGCTGCATGCCGGTTTGATAGACCTTCTCGACGGTCTGTTCTCGGGTGGTCTCTGGTATCGTCATGGTCTCTCCCTAGTTGGGTTTATCGGTGTCAAGCTCGACCATGTGCAACGCTTGCATGTCGTACACGTTAGAAACGGTATCCATCAAATCATCCTTGTCTATATCAAACTCAATGGTCATGCCGCAGAGCATATTGACAAGTACGTTCCAGACCATAGCTTTAGTCAACTCCGAGGCATTGAATAGTGCCCCAATGGCTTTCTGCACCGCACGTATACGCGCTTCTTCAATGTCATCAGCTCGTCTAACTTTTTCAATACTCATTTTGCTCTCCTGATAAATTTACCTTCCAAGTCAAACTCGTAGGCAGGAAACTGCTGTTCCAACTGCTTGGCCATGCGAGTCATAGTTGCAGTGGCTTGCAATACCAGACCGCGAGCCTCGAGTATCTGGCCCGTTGTTGAATTTTTGCGGTAGCACAAATTGTGGACATGATCCTGCATACGCTTGTACGTTGCAACCATGCCACGCCATGCCAATTTTGATTCTTCCAATGTCATCATGATTTCTCTCCTGTTGTTGATGAACATTCCAACACCGTGTTGGTTTGTTCCTCGTTTACTACCACACTAATGATGCGAACGCCTTCAAAGATCTCGACAATCTCGTAGATCGCGCCCGCTCTGTCTAACGCATCGTAAAGTTCTGATGGTGTCATACCTCATCCTCCTTGATTTCAATCATGCGCAACACACCCTCGGGTGCGGTTGCAACCACTGCGTCATACTGATCCCATGCCTGACACCCATGACACTCGGCATCATGCGTGGGGCATCGCTCGCCCCAATAGAACAACATCGCTTCGTGTATTGCATTTCGTTCGTTCATTTTGTTTCCTTTATGGATGACCCCCAAAACCCCAATACCATTTCGTATTCGTCGGGATACGCGTTTCTCATGTCAACCATCAACCTGACAAAAGCGTAATCGTTCTGCACCTCTTTCCTAAAAATGACAAGGCACTCGATTACATACATCCATGCAACTATTGCGTCTGTGTTCATGTTTGTTTCTCCGTAGTCAAGATAGTTTCGGCCAACAGGATTTCATCATCCACCTCCTGTTTTACTCGTTCAACTGTTGCAAACAGATACCCCTGCCAAAAGGCATCGGAAAAGAAGTTAATCAGAAAGAGGGCCATCTCTCCGTCCTCTGACCCTTCCTTGATCTTGCCCTTGTGTTGCGAAAGAAATGCTTCCTTGCCCTCGGCCATGATTCGCTTGCGCACTTCGTTAATATCAGCCCGCTGTTCATCTGTGATTTCGATATCGTTCATGATCAACCTTTCAATCCGGCAAACATGTACTGGTTCTCACGCGCCCATGTAACGAACGAGGGGTGAGACATAACCCATGCTTTCTTAACAGGGATCTCGAGGATCTGGTTGATAAAGACAGCCTGTGTTTCTTTGGGCATACGCTTGAGGTAGCGCATCCATGTTGCGAACGTCTCGCGGGTAGAGACAGCCACGGCCTTGAACGCCAAGATGCATTGAGCCGCTGGGCTTGTCGGTATAGGAGTCGTATCAGGACTGGAGAGGATCGTTTCAGTCATGGGTAACTGATCGGACAGGGAGATGTACGCCTGCAAGTCCCGCGATGCGGGCCTACCGATCGTGCCGTCGAGTGCCGCGATCAACGAATTCTCTGATATGTTGCGACGTACATTGATCCAATGCGATGCCTTGTACGCAGTACGGGGACAGAAGAACGCTTCCTGCGATGAGTCAGTCGGCTGATAGATGTACGTATTCTCTTTCTGCCCGCCATCCAAGTACGAAGCCATGCAATGCGGGTATTCCTTAACCCACGCTTGCATCTCGGGCGCTACGCCGTTGTTGCCCGCCCAGACCAACCACTCAGCCGCAGTCGGTTTCATGTAGTTGATCCACGTCTCGCGGCTACGGGTATGAGCCTTGACATGGTCACCGACATTGTCCGAACCCAAGTTGCCCGTCGTGAAGACAAGGGTCTCGGGGTGCAACTCATAGTCGCCTTGTCTGCGCTCATGCAGTAGCGGGTGCAGGGTGTTGCGCACATAGTCATCAGTCTTTGTCCACTCGTCGATCATGATGACAAGGGGTTCGCCTGTGTGCAAACCATAACGCGCTGCGGGATAAAAATCCAAGGTACGAGTCGTATGGTTGGGGATTGGCATACCGGACTGGCCGACATCGGTGTTGGGGCCGTCGATGTAGATGCCCTTGAATCCGGTGCGCTTGATGATCTCTTTGTGCATGGCAGTCTTACCAACTCCGGGTTCTCCAGTAAGGTGCACTGCGTTCTCGCCCGCATTGAGGATGAGGTCGACGGTCTCTGTGAAGTTGAGCCGACGGACAAATGATATTTCTCTTGACATTTTGGTTTCCTTGATAAGAAAGATTTATAAGAACATACCAACAGGGGTGTTGGTTAGTTCGAGATTGGTGTGCGAAGCGCACACCCCTACCCTCGGGGGTTCTTCTGATTCGTATCCAACAGAACCTGCGGGGCAGCTTCGGGAGTTACGAGCATGTACGGCCCCTTGCCGTACGTCTGCACCACGCACCAAGATGCGCGATCAGCGACTGCGGCTTCTTGCCCGCAGTGTAGGCAGAGTCTGTAGCCGATGGCCCAGCGCTCTGCATGGACGTCATCCCCGCATAGGGTGCATGACTTCCAGTCGAAACGATCATCGACGTGGCTGCCGTGATCGTCATTCAATTCTGTAGAATATGTAGTCACAGGATGTTGTAGCCTTTGAGGTATCGCATCTGCTCGAGGTCTTGGGCAAACTCGACGATGGTCAAACCGTAGTGTTCGTCGTCATGGTCGAAGAACTCACGAGACCCGTCGAGATCCATGTCTGGATCGACGGTGTTGGTTGCAAGGTAGTGTGAGTGCTGTAAGGCATCCCACTTGGTGTCTGTTGTACGCATGAAGCATCTCCAATAAAGGACTGAAAGAACCCGAACAAACCAACAGGGTTGTTGGTATGTCCGGACGGGCATTTAGAAGCGGTGCTGTTGTCATCACTCACCAATCTATCTAAAGATATATTGTAACACAAATTAAGTCATTTGTCAATACCCAGTTCGTGTTTATAGACCCATAGTTCCCGTTATTCAGAATTCCGTTCCGACTTTACCTTGCGTTGCTGAGATATGTGAGCAATCATCTTGTCGATACCGAATTCGATGTCCTCCCACGATTCGAGCGGGGTGTCGTCCTTGGGTTCTGG